TTCGCTGCTGATACCTCCTTCACCTGCCTCTAGTCCAGCAAGCTGTGCTTCTAGTCTCTTGTACTGAGGGTTGTCTCTGCCTCCAGGAATACCAGTAGCAAACGTGTTAATATCTGCTAACTCTAATGCAGCGTACTGCGGACGAAACCTTTGCTCTGCGCCAATTAATCGCTCCTGCAATCGAGGGTCAGTAACGCCTTGAAAGCTGCTAAAATTTGGACCGAACAAGTATTCGCCCATTGACTGACCTGGGTCAATAGGTGGTGGTGGTGGTGGTGGTGATGATGATCCTCCCATAATGTTACATTGCTAGTATTTTATTGAATAACCTGTAATTACTTTCAACACGTTTTGAAACATGACTTCTATGACGCATCATAATAAGTTTTTTGTGCATAGCCTCAGGGCATAATTTTAAAAATTTACGAGTCATTTTTTTAAATAGTTCAGTGCTGTTAGCGTAAAGAAAGCCAAGAAATATACCGTTGGCATTCTTATTATCTGGCTCCCAGTTCTTAATAAAATCCCAGTCAGCGTTTTCATCACAATTATACCACATACCTACACCTGTAATATTACCCTCTTCGTCCTGCTCTACAATAAGTGTGTCCTTAGCCATATGGTATCCAACAAGTAATCGGATTAACTCCTCTGGCCATCCTGCCAGTACCTTACCGTTCTCGTGTTCAATGCAGAAATCCACGACCTTGTCAATGAAGGCAATGGCTTCTATCTGTGTAGCATTTTGCAATGCTATTTGAACTGATTGCAGGAGGGGGTTCATTTTAAATTATTAAGATTTAACTTCAAGAACAGTCATACTGTATTCCATTAAACCGCCGAGCGTAAAAGCAGCAGCATTGTCTTGGTTAACGAAAGAAGTGCCAGTTGCTCCTGGACCAACTCGCAGACTATAGGTTGCTGCGTTTGTGCTTGACGGAGTAAATTGAAATTGTAAGGAAGAAATAGCTGTCCCTGATGACGCTTGTCTTATCCATTTTGCTCCTACACAAGTACTATCTTCAAATAAAGCTATGACCGTAAACTCACCTGCTGTATTGCTAGCCAATAAACCGTTGAATTGTACTTCAATTTTATTACTCGTAGATGTAGGAGTAAATGTAGTTGATAAAATTTGAGTTCCTTCGCTATTTAAAGGAGTTGTATCGTCTGCAGGAATAACACTAGTTATCGTACGATTTGTAGTGCTAGATACCCGTGTTCTTTGTTTAACACCTACGAACTCTTTAATGCTTTCAGAGGTAGCTAATTTAGTGGAGCTAGCTGTAGCCATTGTGTCATCGTCAATAACATCTGCTAGCTTAGAGAAGGTAATTCCATTATCAGCAACTGCCATAGCACCGCCAATGAGGGTCATCGTGCTGCCATCAACCGCGT